AGGCCAGGCAGATTCGGACAGGGATTGTCGTCACAAACCCGGTGGCGCAAACCAGCTACGTCTCTCTGGCCGCATCTGCCGGGTCAGTCGTCATCCCGGCTGCGTCGATTTCGCACATCTTCATTGCGGCAGTGGCCGACAGCAGTCCAGGCATTTATGCCGACACTTCGTATCAGCTGATCAACGCCGCAGTTTCCGCCCTCAATCCCAAAGGGTACGAGTACTACGTTGACGCAATCGTCACGACGGACAACAAGGTTATCAGCCTCAGCAAGCAAGTCACCGACTCCATCTCTATTCAAGAGTCCCTGGCACGCTCGATCTTTAAGGTCGTCCAGGATTCGGTTGTTGTGGTTGACCAGCTTACGGCTCTCTTGACCGCCATCGAATCGTTCTCTGAACAGTTCGACTTGACTGAAGCCGTTGCGCTGTCTGTAACGAGGCCGCTGAGCGACACTGTCTCTGTCTCGGATTTGTTTTCCAAGCAGTTTGCGAAGCAGTCCTTCGACACGATCTCCGTATCTGACTTTGGCAGTGGAGTGTCCCAGGGATACGTCGATCTAAGTTATTTTGCCCAGGACTATGTCGGGCAGTCATTCACATTCTGAACGGAGAACCGCATGATCAATGAACAAATCAAAGTAACAGGCGACGTAGTCGTCGTTGTTACCGGGCCCGACGGCAGAGAAAAAGATCGCCGCGAGATTAAGAACTTGGTCGTCACGACTGGTAAGACATTCATTGCTTCTCGCATGGTCGGGGTTTCCTCTAACGTAATGAGCCACATGGCAATTGGGTCTGGCTCGGCCTCGCCGGTTGCCGGTAACACTGCGCTTGCAACAGAGCTTGGCCGAATGGCTCTTGACTCATCCACCTTCAACAACAACTCGGCAAGTTACGCCGCCACTTTTCCAGCCGGTACGGGTACCGGGGCAATAGCTGAGGCTGGAATTTTTAATAGTGCCGCAGGCGGAATCATGCTGTGTCGAACTGTGTTTGGTGTTGTAAACAAAGGTGCTGATGACGCCATGAGCATCACCTGGTCGATCACCGTCAGCTAATCCAACGGAGTACTGGTTCATGGCCGCTCTAACACTGCGCTTGGTCAAGGGGTCTGCCCTTACCAACGCCGAACTGGACGCGAACTTTACCGCGCTCAACACCGAGCTCGGGCAAAAGCTCGTCTCCTCGGACCTGACTCCGTACCTCCAGAGCGCAACAGCCGCCAGTACGTACCAGACAATCAGCGGGATGTCGTCGTATCTGACGACCGCAAACGCAGCATCAACATATCTTCCTTTTGCCGGCGGAACACTGACCGGCGGCTTAACATTCAGCGGCTCCAATCTTCTTATCGCCGCAGATCTCACCAGCTCGACCAGGCTGCGCGTACAAACATCGACAGCAAACGGGAACACCATTTTTGGTTTGCTGCCAAGCGGCACGGCAGTCAACGCACAGTTCCAGGCGCAAAACTCTTCCGACCCAAACAACGCATCTATTGCCGCACTGGTTGCGAGCTCCTCCCAGGTGCGGATCGTGTCTGGTTACATCGGTACGGGCACTCTGAATCCGATTACTTTCATCTTTGCAAATACGGAAGCTGCACGGATTACGCCGAACAACCTGAATTTTTTGATCGGCACCTCGGTTGACAACGGTACGGACAAACTCCAGGTCAACGGATCGGTATCGGCAACCTCGTTCAGTGGCTCCGGGGCGAACCTGACCGGCCTTACCTTCAATCAGATCACGACGGCCCTCGGCTACACCCCCCTGTCGCTTTCTGGGGGAGCGTTGACCGGAAACCTGTCGTTCGACGGAACTGGCTTACGTATTACCGGTGACTTCACCAGCTCCGCCAGGGTGTTCGTGCAGACATCGACGGCAAACTCAAATACCTTCTTTGGGCTCCTGCCAAACGGGACGGCCACCAACACTCAGTTCCAGGTCTTTGGCTCGTCTAACACAAGCGACTCGTCGTACGGCACTCTGACAATCAATGCCTCAGCGGTTCAGATTCAGTCTGCCGCCACGGGCACCGGATCGGTTCTCCCGTTCCGAATCATGATGTCCACATCGGAGGCGCTGCGCGTTGCCACCACTGGCAACGTATTAATTGGCACCACCGCTGACACAATTACGGACAAGCTCCAGGTCAATGGATCTGTCTCTGCGACATTCTTCAACGGCTCTGGAGCAAACCTTACAGGATTAACGTCGGGCCAAATCACGACCGCCCTGGGATTTACGCCATACAACGCTACAAATCCCAGCGGTTACGTCAATCAAGAGGGCGTGAGAAGCGCAATCAGCGCCACTGGGTCAATCAGCTACAACAGCTCTACCGGCGTGCTGAGCTATACGACGCCGACCACCGACGGCGTCAATGAAGGCGCAACCAATCTGTATTTCACCAATGCCAGGGCTCGAAGCGCCATCAGTGTCACGCAGAACCTGAATTATGACTCGAGCACAGGGGTCATCACTGGGCCAAATCTGTCTGGGTATCTAACTTCTGCCACTGCGGCCAGCACGTACCAGCCTATTCTTGTTTCCGGCACCAACATCAAGACCATCAACGGAAATTCCGTTCTTGGGAGTGGCAACCTGAACATCAGTGGCGGCGCAGCAACGTACTCAGGGCAATACGTTGCATCCGGAACGACGACCAACGGGGACGAGACAGAGATCTTCGTTAACGGCAACGCGGGATCGCGCATCACATTGACTGATTCCCGCGTGTCTGCGTACGTTGTCCAGATCGCAGCCCGCAGAACAAACGGAAGCCCTGAGCCGGCATTCTTTGATCTCTATGGCGTCGCGTACCGGAGTGGCGCATCGGCGTCGGATCAGGGGAACTTGTATGAAAACGTCATTTACAGGTTTGACATTAATATGGTTGTTGATGTCAGGGTCAATACCGCTGATCAAACGCTGCGCATTTACGTTACAGGCGTGAGCGGGAAGACAATTTCGTGGACCGCCGTTGTCAACATAATTGAAAGCTAAAAATGCCACGCACCCGATCAGTCTTGATAGATGGAATGTTTGGCCGGATCTTGGTCAACACGGCAACTTCAGCCGCTGCCACGGCCGCAAATCAAATTGCCGGCGCAACCCAAAAGATAAAGACGATGTCTTCTACAAAATCCGTCATTGTTGTGTCGAACTTGGCGGGGACAGATCTTGGGATGCGTTTTGATGGTTCGTATGGACTCGTTACGAAAATCGACTTTAGCCTTATAAGAGCCCCGATTGGAACTATTACAGTAAGGGTTCGTCGAGGAAGTACGAACAGCACGGCCACAGTGATCGGGTCGTATAGCATCACGGGACCCGCAAAAACAATATCGCATCCAGTGGCTATCCCTTACACATCTTCTGAGGGCTTGTATTTCGACGTCACATCAACCGGTGGCTTCAATACCCCTGGCGTCGGCCTGTCGATCAGCGTCTCTTACTACTCGGGCTAAAAAATGAACACACAAGAAATCAAGGATTATTTTGGCGATCGCGTGATCTACACGTTCAGCGGCTCGCTTGACGAGTTGGCAGATCTGCAATCAAAAACAACCAACAGCTACAACTATATTATTGTGGCCGGCCAAATCTATTTTGTTGCGGAAAAATCAGTTGACGATGCACGCGCAAGCGTTTTGGAATAAGGAGTCGATAGATGTATGCAAAGCTTTTAACTGGCGGATCGGCGGTGGTCACATATCAGGCAATCAGAGATATTGCCCGATTGATCACTTCTAGCAGCCCCAGCACATCTCTGCTCGGTGGATTCAGCCAGGCGTCTTCCGTAATCATTGATTCAACCCCTGCGGGCTGGACGTATGTTGGCAGCAGTCACGCTTCAGATCAGCCATCAATTGCGGCTGTTAGCAACACCACATACCCAGCAAACGGCATACGAGCAATCATGGCTTGCAGCGCCCCTTGTCTTGAGGGGTCTGCGCTGAAGTATGTGTGTCTTACGATGGGTAGACAGGGTTCCGGCACTTTGCTTGGAGGCATTAACATTACTGCCGCACAAAGCGTTACTTCGGTTGGTGTGGCAACCAATGAAGGTCCGTGTTATTACAACTTGAACACGACGAATGCCAACCTTTATCCATACACCATATCAACTGCCGCAAATACTACGATTCATTTGATTGCAAATCAGCGTCACGTCACGCTTATACAAGAAGGTGCTGGCATCCATGCGGTTTGGGAAATGTCGATGTCCGATCCCAACCGTTTTTATGGAAGAGCTCCTGTTGCACAATATTTGCACGCTACATCTTCAAACTTTACTGTTCCAGAAAATATGTCTGGCCCGATAGATTTTGCAGCATCCACCAAAACTGGGTCTGCAATTTGCGCCTTAAATGCAATCACCGATGTGAACACGGCAACCTTTTATGGAAATTATGAGCCAACAATCTTGGGCACCAGGAACTTCCCTAATTTTTTCCAAAAGGGCTCTGACTATCGAAACAACTCCGTTACATCTACGGGCGCTTTGGCATATAACGTTCAGCCTCTGTTCATGAGTGCTGGCGCGCTTGGTTATCCAGCGCAAGCCATAAGCGGCGTTGTTCCTGTTTACATTACCAAGCCAGGCATCGGCACAAGTGGTGACACTATCTATGTCAACGGAGAGGCGTACACTTGGTTTAATGCGGGCGGCGGTTTTGGCTTGGCACTCAAAACAAGTTGATCATGGCTATCTTAAACATCTCTGACGAGGGCATCTCTGTTTATGGAGATGCGCAGCTGTCCTTTCTTATTCCACAATCAATCAAAACGTTGCTATATGTAACTGACTTTTTGCTTGACCCAACAATCCTTGCCCCAGAAGAAAATTACAGGATTTATTAAGCAAGTTTGTACGCTGATGTTATTCTTGCCATTTTTCTGGCGCGGTTGGGTTGCCATCAATCGGTTATATATCATCTTTGAGAGGATGCCTTGTCCAACAATTACAGTTGGCAGTTTCCCAGGCTTGATGTTTATCCCACATACCAAACCCTCACGGATGTCGTCTGCCGGGTTCACTGGCGGATGACGGCTGACGACGGGGGCGGTCACATTGCGCAGGCGTACGGCGTCCAGCAATGCGGCGACGTAGACCCGAACGATTTTGTTCTGTATGCAGACCTGACCGAGTCCCAGGTCCAAGGCTGGGTCGAGGCCGCAATGGGCACGGATGGTATTAACGAAATCAAAGCGTATCTCGATCAACGGATCTCTGAGATCGTCAACCCGATCGAGCTCAGCTTGCCTCCGCCATGGCTCTAACCCCAACGAAAATAGCCTCTGTACCACTATTTCGAGGGGCTCAAATGATTCAACGCCTGATCGCTCTCTTGTTTTTAAGCCGGGAGATCGCGCACCGGGAGCACCTGCGCACCCGTAGCTACGCCCAGCACATGGCTTTGGGCGAGTTCTACGAAGCCGTCGTTGAAAAGGCGGACTCAATTGCCGAGGCGTACCAGGGTCGTCGTGGCTTGATCGAAGACATCCCGTATCTCCAGGCGCCCGGCACCGACATCATCGACTCTCTTGAGCGCCAGCTCGCCGCGATTGAGAAGATCCGGTACACCGCCGTACCCAAAGAAGAGACCGCTATCCAGAACCTGATTGACGAGGCGGTTGCCCTGCACCTGACCGCGCTATACAAGCTTCGCATCCTGAAATAAGCAGCCGCTCGCTACCCCTCCAGGCCCCGATTTCCCGGGGCTTTATTTTTGCAATCCCCAACGAAAATAGGGGCCAGGTTTCCTGCGCCGTGGTAGCGGCGTTTCCACGGAGGGTCCCTGATGGATTCACACAACACAGCGGCAGAAGGCGGAACGGCCATTGCCGCCAAGCTCGCGCCCCCGGCCAGCGTTTCCATTGCCTCGTTTATGGGGATGCCGGTTTCAGAAATTCTGGTCTGGGTCACTCTGGTCTACACGATCGTGATGCTCGGTCACAAGCTCTACCAGATCTACCAAGAAATAAGAAATAAGTAATCATGGACCCGATCACCGCCGCCATGGCCGCGTTTGCTGCCGTCCAGAAGACGGTGCAGGTGATCAAGCAAGCGCAGAAAACCGTTAACGACGTCGCCTCCCTCGGCCCCATGCTGGGCCAGTACTTCGGCGCCAAGCAAGACACCGTCAAGGCGCTCGAGCAGGCCAAGAAGCAGGGTGGATCCAGCCTGGCCCAGGCCATCCAGATTGAGATGCAGCTCCTGTCCCAGAAGAAGTTTGAGGACGAGCTGAAAATGATCTTCTTCCAGACCGGTCACGCCGACGTCTGGGAAAGCATTCAGAAGCGCGTTCAAGAAGGCGAGCAGGCCCAGCGCGAGGCCCAGCGCCGCGCCAGAGACGCGGCAATAGTCAAGGCCAGAAAAATGAAAGCCATGATCGAAATGGCGATCGGCATTGGTCTGGTCGTAATCCTTGTCCCTCCCCTGATCTGGGTATTGATTCAGGGTTTGCTGTACGCCCGAGACAACGGCTGGTTTAAATAACGGAGTCCGCATGCTGACACTTCTATCCACCCTTTTATCGTTCCTGATGGGCGGATTGCCCAAGCTGCTGGACTTCTTCCAAGACCGGGCAGACAAGGCGCATGAGCTCGAGCTCGCCAAGATGCAGACCGAGCGTGAGCTGCAAATGATGGAGCGTGGCTACATCGCCCAAGCCAAGGTCGAGGAGATCAAGCTCGAGGAGCTCAAGGTCCAGACAGACGCCCAGAAATTCGCCGCAGAATCTACGGTGAAAACCGCCGTAATCGACGCACAGAAGGCGGAGCTCGAGGCGATCTACAAGCACGACGAGAGCCTTAACGAAGGCACCAGCCTGTGGGTCAAGAACCTGCGCGGCGCCACCCGATCGTTGATCACCATGGGCTTCTTCTCCCTGCTGTGTTTCATCGACCTGGGCCTGATCATCTACGGCTTCTATCACAAGGTTGACTTCCAGGTCCTGGCCGAGATGTTGTGGGATTCCAACACTGCGGCGCTCTTCGCTTCAATCATCGCCTTCCACTTCGGTGGCCGAGCCTTCGGAAAATGATCAGCAAGAAGGCCATCGAGATGATCAAGCACCACGAAGGTGTAAGGGTAAACCCTTACCGGTGCCCGGCTCGTCTATGGACGGTGGGGGTTGGTCATGTGATCGACCCCAACCACATCAAGGTGCCGTTCGACAAGCGTCTCGAGCTTGCCATCCCGGCTGGCTGGGACAAAAAACTGACGATGGAGGAAGTGGATGCCATTCTGGCAAAAGACCTTGAGAGCTTTGAACGAGGCGTGGTTCGACTGTGTCCTGCTGTGCTTGATCGTCAGAGCCATCTCGATGCTTTGACCTCGTTCTCGTTCAACGTGGGCCTGGGCAATCTCCAGCGCTCGAGCATCCGGATGAAGTACAACCGGGGCGACTATCAGGGCGCAGCCGATGGGCTGCTGGAGTGGAACAAAGCGGCTGGGAAGGTTCTTCCTGGTCTGGACAAACGACGCAAGGACGAGCGAGCTCTGTTCTTGTCGTGACACCAAGGAGAATCGACAAATGAAGGCATCAGACATCAAGCGCGAAGGCGGCAAGCTCCAGTACCGGGGCCACGAGTTTCCTGGCTTCAACAAGCCCGTCAACGCACCTGCCGGCGCAAAAGAAAAGAAGATGGTCCTGGCCAAGAAGGGTGACGAGGTGAAGCTCGTTCGCTTCGGTCTGCGCGGGATGCAGGACTACACCCAGCATCACGATGAAAAGCGCCGTGAGAACTATCTGGCGCGTTCGGCCGGGATCAAGGACAAGAACGGGAACCCGACCAAGAACGACCCGTTCAGCGCGAACTACTGGGCGCGGAAAGAGTTGTGGTGATCACATGGCAGCAATTGTCGTTAAACAATTTGGAGGCATGAAGCCGATCGTCAGTCCTCGCTTGCTGTCGGCTTCTGAGGCACAGACGGCCAACAACGTGAAGCTGGTCTCTGGATCCCTTACGCCACTCAAGGGCTCGACGACGCTTCAGGCTCTCCAAGGTTCGGCGCCAGCCACAATCTACCGCTATGGCACTGGCACGACGGAGGCCAACTACTGGCTTGAGTTTTCTCAAGACACGGAGGTCATGCGCTCTCCGATTGCCCAGGATCAGTACGACCGCCTGTATTGGACCGATGGCAACAATGTGCCGCGCTACGCGCCGAACAGCCTGATCCTCCAGGCCGGATCAGGGCCGTATCCACGCGCCAGCTATCAGCTCGGAATCCCCG